TTTGCTCTGGACTAATTTTTTAAAATTTATGTGTGAGCAGGATAATCCTGCCGACTCTATTTCGTATGTGGTTCCGCAGACTGTGTGTCCTGCAGGTGGTTACACTCACAATACGATTTTCGATTATCTCGGCCTTCCTACGATTGGGCAGGTCGGTGCTGCGGCTACTGTGACTCATATGAATTTGCCGCTTCGTGCTTACAATCTTATTTTCAAGCAATGGTATCGCGACGAGAATTTGCAGAATTCTCCGACGATTAATACTGGCAATGGTCCTGATGCTTATACGGACTATGCTCTTTTGCGGCGTGGTAAGCGTAAGGATTATTTCACTTCCGCTTTGCCTTGGGCGCAGAAGGGGACAGCGGTCTCTTTGCCGCTTGGTACTTCTGCTCCGATTCGTGCTGAGGCTACTCCCGACACTACGTATTTGACGGTCCAGGATATTACTAATACGGCTCGTCAGATGACGGTTGGTTCGGTGGGTTCAGGTCTTTATGCTAAGTCCGGTTCTCCTGCGTCTCCTAATACTCCGTTGTATGCTGATCTTTCGGCCGCGACTTCGGCAACGATTAATGCTTTGCGTCTTGCTGAGTTCACGCAGCAATTTATGGAACTTGACGCGCGTGGTGGTACCCGTTATCCGGAACTTATTTATTCGCATTTTAAAGTGAGGTCGCCAGATGCGCGTATGCAGATTCCTGAGTTTCTGGGTTCTACCTCGGACCCCATTGTGGTTAATGCCATACCTCAAACGTCCGCCACGGGTCTTACTGGCGGGTCGACTCCGGCTGGAAATTTGGCAGCCATGGGCACCGGGTTCTCGAAGTCTGGTTATACATACTCCGCCACTGAGCATTGCATTGTCATGGGTATTTGTTCGGTACGCGCTGAGCTTACGTACCAGCAGGGTCTCCGTCGGCAATGGTCCTATTCCACACGTTATGATTTTCCGTGGCCGGTGTTTGCTACCTTGGGTGAGCAGTCGATACTGAATAAGGAGATTTACTGCGATGGGTCGGCTAATGATGCGCTGACGTTCGGTTACCAAGAGAGGTATGGTGAGGCGCGATATTTCCCGTCTTTGGTTACTGGCTTTTTCAAATCCACGGATGCGGCTCCGCTTGATATGTGGCATTTCGCCCAAAAGTTCACTGCGCTTCCGACTCTTAATACGACTTTTATTCAGGAGACTCCTCCCGTTCAACGTGCGCTTGCTGTTGCTGCTCAAACGGGCAAAGAGTTTTTGCTGGATTGCTTTTTTGATACGCGTGCGGCTCGTCCGCTACCGATGTTTGGTGTCCCGAATCTGGCGAATCGGTTTTAATTATGAGCGATTGGGCTGATGGTGTTGTTACGGGTGCGGCCTCCGGCTCTGCCGGGGGTCCGTGGGGCTCTCTTATTGGTGCCGGTGTTGGCGCTTTATCTTCCTTTTTTGGTCAAGAGTCTGCGAATGAGAGTAACGCGGCTCTTGCTCTGGAAAATCGCCAATGGCAGGAGCGTATGTCTAATACTGCCCATCAACGGGAGGTTGCTGATCTTCAGGCTGCAGGTCTTAATCCTATGCTTTCGGCTATGAAGGGCGGGGCGTCTACGCCCGCCGGGTCTGTTGCGCATATGGAGAGTGCAACTAAGGATTCCGTTAATTCGGCGTCTACCGCTGCCATGCTTTCCGCTACCATCGATAAGATTAAGGCTGAGACTGGTCTTGCGAATGCCGGTGCAGAGGAGCGCCGTACTCAGGCGCTTGCTAATCTTGGCGAGACTGCGCCGTCTAAATCTACGATGTCTCTGCAGGGCAGTCAGGGTTTCCGCACGGGTTTTCAAAATGCTACCGATCTTGCTGTCCAAGCGCATTTGGGTGCTCAGGTTGACCAATTGAGCCGGCAGGGTAAGTTGACTGAGGCGGAAACTCTATTTGTTAAGCAGCGTATTGGTGAGTCGTCTGCGCACGAGTTGGAGTCTGTGTTGCGTTCGATGCATCTTGATCTTGATGTGCAGCGCGCTCGTAATGAGGCGGAGGCCGCTACTTCGTGGTGGAAGAAGAATGTTTCTCCGTACATTAAAGACGCGTCTACTGTCGGTGGTACTGCGGCGTCTCTTGCTGCGACCGGTGGCATCGGGTATCGGCTTGGCCGTGGTGTTAGTTCTGCTCGTGATGTTTCGCATGCTGGTGGTGGTCTTCGGCGTCCGATTTCGCGGCGCGAGGTGATTGATCGTTAAAATATGGAAAGGGGTTACTAATATGTTTCGGTTGCGTGATGTAATGAACGATTCGGAGAATCGTGACGTTTCTGAGGAAACGGGTCTGCTTTGTTCTGAGAAGTCTAAGACTCGTCAGTCTGACGCGGACTCGGCGGATATCAATGTTATTCTCGAGCGGATGAAGATCGGCTACGAGGTTCCGAAAGATGTCCGCGTTCCGCGTTATGGTGACTTTGAAGATGCGATGGATTTTGAGTCCTCAATGAACGCTATTCGGGCTGCTGAGTTGTCGTTCATGGCCATGTCTGGCAAGGTCCGTGCTGAGTTTGGAAATGATCCTCAGCGGTTTCTGGACTTTTGCGAGGAGCGCGATTCTGAGGGCAAGCTGGCCAATCTGGATAGGATGGTTAAGCTCGGCTTGGCCGTGCGTCCAGAGGCGCCCGCAGAGGCTCCTATCGTTAAGGTTAGGGTTGTTCCTGATCCTCCCGCGGGTGCGGCGTGACCAGTTCTTACTTGATGTAACTGGTCTAGGTGGGACTTGTGTCCCTCCTAGGTTTGGTTTAACCTTTTTAAAGGTTGATGTTTTTGACATTTATACAACAGTGGGGTATTTATGCCTAAGTCGTTTCGGCGTCCTGTTTCGAAGTCCGCTTCTGCGGGTAAGTTTCGGTCTAATGTGTCTCGGACTAAGAAGATGAATTTTGTTGTTCCGTTGCGTGGTGGTCGGCGTCTGTGACTTGCTTTTCTCCGCTGAGGGGGTATCGTGCTGCAGATGGTTCGATATCCTTTCATACGAAGGTCCCTCAGGACTCAGTTAGTGCTGTTGTGGCCTGCGGTCAGTGTTCCGGTTGCCGGCGTGATCGTGCCTGTAATTGGGCAACGAGGTGCATGCATGAGGCTTCGCTTTATGTCCTCAATTCGTACGTCACGTTGACTTATCGCGATGAATCGATTAGGTCTTTACGTTATGAGGATTTTCAATTGTTCATGCGGTATTTGCGTCGTGCCCGCCCACGGACTAAGGTCCGGTTTTTTATGTGTGGTGAGTATGGTGATCAGTTGGGTAGACCGCATTTTCATGCATTGCTTTTTAACTGTGATTTCGGCGACCGCAAGTATTTCAAGTCGGCGTCTGGTCATAAGTTGTATACGTCCGTTGAGTTGGATTCGTTGTGGGGTCATGGTTTTGCGCTCGTTGGTGGCGTTTCGTTCCAGTCTGCTGCGTATGTTGCGCGGTATGTGATGAAGAAGGTTAATGGCCAATTGGCCGATGATCATTATTTGGATCGTTTGACTGGTGAGATGCGTGTGCCTGAGTTTTGTCATATGTCCCTTAAGCCCGGTATTGGTGCTTTGTGGTTAGATCGTTTTGGTGCCGAGGTGTATCCTGAGGGGCAAGTGTTAATGAATGGTGTTTTGCGTAATGCGCCGAAGTACTACGATAGGCGTTTTCGTTCTGCGGACCCTGATGCGTATGATGCGATGATTGCGAAGCGTCGTGATGATGCGTTAGCGGGTCCCGCTCTCGAGCGTGGTGATGCTCGTCTTGCGGTTAAGGGTGTTGTCTCTGATGCCCGCGACCGTTTTTTTTTGAAGCGTACTCTTTAGGAGATTTTTTTATGCGTTCCATTTTGGTTTCTTTGTTTGATATTGCTGCTGCTACCTATACGGCTCCTCAGGCGTGTCCTGCTGCAGGTGTCGCTATTCGGCAGTTTCAAGATTTGGTTAACGGTGCTGATTCTATTTATACTCGTCATCCTGAACACTTTCAGTTGTTTCAGGTCGGTTCGTTCGAGGATTCGACGGCTACGTTCGATGTGTCCTCCCCGCCTTTTATTCTGGCTACTGGCGCCGAGTTGCGCGCGCCTTCTCTGTAGACGTTTTGCGTCTTTGAATTTGGTTCGTTCGTTGCATACTATTTGTTAGGAGATTTTCGTGAGAGATTTTCATCAAAAATCGGTCAATGTTCACGATTTTGCTATGACACCGGACCGTAATGTTCCTCGGTCTAGTTTTCGTTTCAATCATGTTCATAAGACTACGATTGATTCAGGCTATCTGATTCCGTTTTATTGGGATTTGTTGTTGCCGGGTGATACTTTTAATTTGAAGTGCACCGCTTTTTGTCGCATGGCTACTCCGCTTGTTCCTGTAATGGACAATCTGTATTTTGATGTTCAGTATTTTGCTGTTCCACTCCGTTTGCTCTGGACTAATTTTTTAAAATTTATGGGTGAGCAGGATAATCCTGC